CGCTGATCGAGATCGTGTTCGCCCCGCTGCCCACGTCCTCGCTGGTGAGCCACGATCCCGCGCCGTGCGTCCCGGAGAGCTGGGTGTCGATCTCTTCGGGCGTGGGGGCCTCGGCCGCGTCCCAGGCCGCGTCGCCCCGATCGCGGATCGCCTCGCCGGCGTCCGTCGTGTTGGCGAACGCGCCGGTCCCGCTGCCGCCGTCGGCGTTTAGCTCCGCCAGCTCCACGGCGTTGTCCGCGGCGATCGCCGCGTCCTTGCGGGCCAGGAGCTGGAGATAGGCCAAGAGCTTCGCGGCTGTCGCCGCATTGTTCGTGCCCCGCATGTCCGAGTTGGTGGTACAGGTATCCGACAGCACCACGCCCTGGACCTTGTGCGTGCTCGGGTCGTATCCCGTGTCGGCGAAGTCCTTGAGGTCGGTCAGCGATTGCGCCGCGGCCCCAAGTTGCGTCACGTTCACTTCGGGGATCGTGCTGCCGTACTTCCAGTTGAAGTGCGCCGCCGACACGACGAGAATGTCGATCCAATGCACCAGGAACCCGTCAACGTCGTAGAACGCGATCCGCCCGTTGCCCAGCCAGTTCAGTTGCGCGGCCGTCAACTCCAGGTCGTACATGCCCGCCGTGTCGTCCGTCACGTGGGCCATGTCGTTGCTGCCGCCCGAGGCCGTGGGCGTGAAGGCTGCGCGGGTCACTGCCCCGCCATCGTTGGCGATCCGGTAGATTTCCACCGAGAGCGCCGTCACGTCCAATGCCACTTCGGCTGTCTTGCAGTCGGTCGGATCGACCAGCGGCCCCACGGCGATTCTTACGGCGGTGTTCGTTTTCAGCTCGTACATTGGTCGTTATCCCGCCATACAGGTGCGGTAGTAGTGGATCAGGGGGAGAATGGAAGCTGGGGCACCTCCCGCAGTCCATTCCCACGTGCCCCAGAACGTGGCCTGGCTGTTCGACTGAGCGTACTCTTCGGAAATCCAGGCCGCAGAACGCCCCGTGTTGTGCAGTTGCAGGTCGTCCAACAGCCCCGCAAAGTAGTTGGATTGATAGCGACCGCTGACGTATTCCGGCGTCGTGTACCCGGTATAAGGGTTGCCAGATGAGACCGGAGTTCCCGGTGAACTGTTTGCGTAAGCGCTCAGGTTCGTCCCGTCATAGACACCAGCCGCATGATGCCACGTCCCAGTGACTGGGCTGACCGCTCCAGAATAAGCGTTCTTGTCGCTCCCCGAATACTGATACACCCAGACGGCATTGGAGCTAGCATTAAACCCTGTCGTTCTGTCCCGAGTCGCGTGTCCAGGACTCTCGGCGAACTCAGCAAATGATCCGGAGGCATCGACGGCGTTGTAAAACCAACACATCGTTGTCCATTGCGTCGGCAGCGTCGGCGTGCCAGTACAGTAATCGTTGCTGCCGTCGTATCGCGTCGCCGTGCCGACCAGGCCCACAACACCGCCTGCCGTAGGGTTCCCAGCGCTGCCCGGAGAAAGCGTGTAGCCGTTGGCCGTGCGGTCACTGCCGCCACCCGCCGGCCAGTAGCCCAGCCAATTCGCGTCGTAAGCGTTGTCGCTGCCGTAGGTCTCGTCCGAATCGTAGGCCGTGGCCGTCCCGCCGGTGTAGCCCGCGTACACCCGCACGTTCTGCGTGCCGCTGTTCGCCAGCGTGCCACTCCATAGAGCGCGAATCCAGCCGGTCGGACTCCCCGCGTTGTAGGCCCATTCGATCAGGTCGTAGGCCAGCTCCGTGTCGTCACCCTTGGCGACGCGAATGTCCGCGCCCTCCGACTGCACGGCCGCCTTCCAATCGGCGGACAGCGTGCTCACGTCGATCAGGAGCGTAAAGCCAGTCAGCGACGCGGACGGATTCGTTGCCGTCGCTTCGTCGTAGCCCGACCAGTTCGCGGTGTTGAAGGCAGTTCCGGCCATCGCTTAGGTGTAGCTCACTCCGAGGGCACTCAACTCCGTCTCAAGGGCAGATTTCAACGCAAGAAACTCCGTCTGCAACTTCGCCTTCTCATCCTTGGCGAGCGTCTCCATCGCGCCGGACGGGACATAGCCGTCGATGGTCGAGATGATGTTCGCATGAACGGTCGGGATGCTCGCCAGTTGATTGCGCGCACTGAGAAGTTGCGCTTTCGCCTGGCTTCGCATCGAACGTGACGTGGCGATGGTCGCGGCAATCGCGTCCAGGGCCGTCTTGACTTGGGATGGTTCTGCCATATCGCTTTCCTTTTCTCGTTAATTGCCGCCGCTGCCACGTCGCCGTCGTGACGCCCGCCGATCTTGATTCGCAGGTCCGCTATCATTTGGACTCTCAATATCCCAATTCCTGATCCGTCTCTCCGTTGATCAACTCGTGCTCCTGCTGGTACTCCAGACCGTGCCGCGAGGCCATTGTCTGCCGGCTCATCACGCGACTGGTCAACAGGATTTGATCGGCCTGTGCATCCTTCAGCCGGTCGCGGCTCTGCACGATTGGGCCGTCTGCATCGATCGTGATCTGCTCCGACGTGCCGGCCGGCAGCTCCCCGCGAGTCTCGGCCAGTCGGATGGCACGGCCGACGACCTCCAAGTCCTGCCAGATCGTGTCCGCCTGGAGCCGCTCGAACATCTTGACGGCCGGTCCCTCGGCAACCAGCGTGCTTGAATAGTTCGCGTTCGATGCGTCGCTGCTGAGCATGAATTCGGGCATCACCAAGCGACTGGCCACGGCTCGCAGCTCGGCCTGCAAGGCCGCCACGTAACGGCTGATGTCGATGCCACTGGCAGGAAAATCGTACTCCGTCGCAGCCGTCGTATCGAGGATCGTGCCCGGCGGATAGCGTTTGTAGGTCCGCTCCACGCCGCTGACCGGGCTGGTTGCCTTGGCGTCGGCCATCTGGCTGACGTACTGCTGGATGGTCGCCTGCGAGCCTTGAATGTGCCGGCGAACCATGGCGATCGCCGACTGAATCTCGGCCACCGTGCTCATGTTCCGCAGGATCTTGCTGGCCCGCTGAAGGTTTTTCCGCACCGGGTAAAACGTTGGAATGCCGCGGGGATCTCCCAGGTCCACGTTCACTTTGCGGTGCTGCATCTCGGCGGCTGGCACCTCCTCCCAATTGCCGGCGGAGCCGATGGTCTTGACCCAGTACGCATCGATCGTTTCGGCGTCATTGCCGGCAGTGACCAGGCCGTAGGGCACGGTCCGGCCTGGCGGACTGCCGATTTGCTCCGGCTCGACGAAGCGGACGCGCAGCGTGTCGACGTCTTCAAAAAATCGAAGAAATACTTCGCCGTCCCGATCCTTCCGCCGGACGATCTCCTGCTGCCTGGCGTGCCACCGATTGGCGACAGTGAATCGATCGATCACTGCCATGACGTGTTCCAACACGTCCGGTACAATCTCGATTCCCTTGCGAGCCGAAACTTTATAATTGTGCCCCGTGCCGACAACGTAGCTGATTCGGTTCTCGATGGCGTTGATGGCGAACTCATTCAAGAGCACCAACTGCCGACCCTCGTTGCGGATTTTGGCCAGCTCGCTCTCGTTGCGGTAGGCGATGCCGATGGATGTGCCTTCGCTACCGGCAAAACTGATCGGGTCCCATCCCTCCATTTCGTCGCGGTAATCAACGACCTTATCGAGGATCTCCAGCTCTTCTTTGATGAGCCGGCTGTGCCGGCTCCAGAGTTGCGTTTGCAGGGCAACGGCCTCTTCTACGACGGTGTCGAGATTATCCGGCATTGGCCACGCCTCCTGCTTCCAACGGCAGACGGACGGCCATTTCTAGGGCGTCCGGGCCATCGTCGTGATCGCCCATGGGGAAATCCATCAGTTGCTCCACTAGGATTCGGCAGCCGGCCGAGTCCGTCTTGAATCGCAGCTCGCGATTGACCAAGTACGGCCCCAGCCGGCGAATGCGGACCTCCTTCTTGATCTTGCTCTGGATTTTGAAGACCGGCCAACGCAAGCTGAATCGGCCCTGGCTGACCCGCTCGAATTCATCCACCAAAAGCTCCTGGAATTGGTTGGCTTCGACGCCCAAAAGATCAGGCGAATATCGCTCGCACATGCGGATCGTGTCGAGCACGATCTGGTGTGGCGGCCGGCGCTCCAGGCTGGCATCGACATAGAGCAAGCCCTTGGACACGCCAAGAAACACGATCGCCGAATAGTCGTGTGCCTTGTCCTTGCCGCCTTTGGACGGATCGACCGTCACGACGCGGAGGTCGAATGTCGAAGGCCAATGAGCAGGATCGCACCAGATCCATGACCCGAAGTACTCGGCGCTCCACTCGGCGCTGCTGCCGGCGGCCGGATCTTGTTGATAAAGTGCAGCGAAGGCGCGGGGATCTTGGTTGCGAATGATCCCCAGATCCTCGCGGCTTTTGAATTCGGGCCACAACGGTTCGCCGGGCTGCCGGTGATCGCCGAGTGTTTTGGGTTCATCGCCGGCAATGGCCGGCAGATTGAGCACGGTCCACTGATCGGCGTCTCGCTCCGCCTGCTTCACCAGCAGCTTGCCCGCCAAATCATCGCGGTGCCAGCGGGTGTGGGTCAGCAGCACGCGGCCATTCTTGCCGAGCCGGCTGTAGAAATCGTTGCTGTACCACTCCCAGAGCCGCTGACGATAGGCCGGACTGTCGGCCTGCTCGCGGCTCTTGATCGGATCGTCGATGATCCCGAGCGAGCACGGCATGCCGGTGATGGCTCCACCAACACCGGCCGATCGGTACTGGCCCTCGTGCCCGACGATCTCGAAAATGTCGCTGGTTCGCTTGCTTGCCCCAAAGGCCGACGTCTTGACGTTTCGCCGGCTGAGTCGAGCCTGTGGAAAGAGTGCCTGGTAAGCGGCCGAATCTATAATCCGCTGCACGTCGCGGTTCATCGCGCTTGACAGTGCGTCCGTGTGCGAACAGGCAATGATCCGCTCATTGGGATTGCGGCCAAAGGCGTAAGCCGGCAGCCGGCGGCTGACCAATTCGCTCTTTCCGTGTTGCGGCGGAATGAATACCATCAGTCGCGTGATCTCGCCGGCCAGCAGCCGGTCAACGTGTTCGGCTAGCAGCCGGTGATGGTGCCAGGTGCGATAATCCGGCTTGGTGTACCTGGTAAAATCAATCAGGCTCCGCCGCGCCTGCCGTCGTCTGAGCAGCTCCGCCGCCGCCTCCGCCTTCGTCGTCACGGTCATCGGCCGCGTCGGCATCGGGAGCCGGCAGGAGGGGCGGCAAGAATTGCAGCAAGTGCTCATCGCTGTAGTCTTCCGGCCGGCGGCCCGGCCTGGGAGTGTGCATAGCGGGGATGTCCAGCTCCGTTCGCTTCGGCGCATCGAGGCCTAGCAGCTCGCACCGCTTGGCGACGCACTGCAAGACGCCGCTGAGAAAGGCCGGATTGCCCGACTGGCCCCGCCGCTTCGTGCTCGTCTTGAGCGTTTCGTCGTCGTCGAAATACAGACTCGGCACCGTCTCCGTCGTCACGCTCACTTCGTCTCGGCAGGATTGTTTCCACGCCTTCCAGTAGCGGCGTTCGAGATGATCGATCTTGGCCAATTCCTGCGCCCGGGCTGCGTCGAAATCCCGCAAGGCCGACTTCAGCCAGATCGCGCGGAGGGTTTTCAGATCGCCGTTGATGGTCGCCTTGCTGACGCGCAAGAAGCGGCCAATTTCCTCCTGCGTGCAGCCCTGGAGATAGTACCATGCTGCCTCCTGTCGGCGCTCCGCGATAGCAAGCGACTTGCGAGTTCGCG